CTTCTCCTAACTGTTCGGCCCGCACGTCGCAAATGCGGGATGACACCGATTTTAGGAGAGGGCCGGGCGGTTCTCCTAACGCCGCCCGGCATCACACACGCAAAGGAGGCGCGTGATGGTTTTGCAGAACGAGCTCAAGGATGCGAGCCGTATCCCGTTGAAGGACAGGCTCGCATGGACCATCCCGCAGGCCGCGAGCCTGTACGGGATCGACTACGACGGCCTCCGGCAGGCTGTCAACCAGGGCGACATAGACACGTTTCGTCCGCCAAGTAAACGAGGAACGCCTTCCCGCCGTCACATCAGACGCGAGGAAATGGACCGATACGTCAAATCGTTGGAGGAGTAAGCATGAACGACATTCGCAAGGAGCTGTGATGACGCTTAGGAGAATCGACGCGGAAACGCTGCTGGCACCACCCGTACCGCCGAGGGACACGGTGATCATGTTCGGCTTGACCGGCTACGCGATTCGCGTCACGGGCAAGGGCGCCAGCCTCATGGAGCTCGACGTCGACGGAAGCCACGAGCTGGCGAGCATCGGAAAAGACCAGGCAAGGACATTCATTCAAAGCATCGGAGGCGCAAGATGACCGACAACGACTATCGCATCGATGACGGGTCCGAAAAGGGAAGGCCGAACTACACGCTGCGTCGTGTGAAGTTCGCGGCCGCCGTGGTCGGCCTGGTCGTGAGCGTGACGCTCATGCTCACCTGGCATGGCGGCGGTCTGACGGGCGCGCTTGTGGTGGAGGGCGTGTATCTGGCCACGGCCCTGTGGCTGACGGTCAGGTTCGCTCCGCGCGATGACGTGGATGGCGACGTCTGACCGTATCCGCCGGCGTACAAGGACGCGGACGGATGGCGGAGGCGTGTGTCCTTTCATCTCACATTGCATTTCACGCATTCACTCTCACGTCTTCCGCCGTCACACCGTCCGCTGTGGGTTCGAATCCCGCCGCCGGCGCTTGGCCGGACCGTCAACGCCGCCCGCATCCCCGCTTCGTTCAGCTTTCTTGGGGGTGTGGGAACGATGGGCGTGCTTCTTTGCTGTCATGGCGCCCAGCGGTCCGGCTTATATCAATCAATCTCGTATCAATCAATCAAGGTCAAGGGAGGAACCGATGAAGGAGATTCTGCCGCATTGGCATTTCAGTCCGAACGCTCCGGTCAAGGACGTCGGCATGAAGGGGATGACGCGTGGCGACAGGGCGGTGGCTGAGGCGTGCCGTCGGACGATGGAGACCGAGGCGTGGAAGGAGCTGGTGATCCTCGAATCGTTGGGCGTGCGTTTCAACGGACTGGTGGGCCGGTTCGTGTCCGAGGTGGCGTCTCCGGTGTTGGAGGTGATGCCTGGTGACAGTTTCCATCAGGGCGCCGCCGCGCAGTTGACGCACATGGTGAAGACCAGGGATGGTGGCGAGACCATCCGCATCATCAAGACTCTCGCCGTGAAAGGTAGGTTCTAATGGCTGGTGAGACGATTATCGCGGTGGTGGGCAATCTGACCGCGGATCCGGAGATTCGTACCACTGGTAGCGGCGCAGCCGTTGCCAGCTTCACGATTGCCTCAACCCCGCGCACTTGGAACCGTAACACGAACCAGTTCGAAGACGGTCAGGCTTTGTTCATGCGCTGCTCCGCGTGGCGCGACATGGCCGAACATTGCGCGCAAAGCCTGGCAAAGGGCATGCGTGTGATCGCCCAGGGAAGGCTGACACAGCATTCGTGGGAGGACGAGCAGCATCAGAAGCGTTCTTCCATGGAATTGCAGGTGGACGAGATCGGCCCTTCCTTGCGGTATGCGACGGCGCAGGTGGCCAAGGCGCAGAGGGGTACGGCTGGAGCGTATGGGAATCCGGCTTCCATGCCGGCGGGCTATACGGGCGGAGCCACCGCTGCCGGTGCCTCGTTGCCGCCGTCCGACCCATGGGGCTCGCCACAGGGTGAATCGTCGTCGTTCGGTGATTTCGGCAAGCCGGAATCCGAACCGGAATTCTAAGGAGGAATCATGGGCATCACCATAGAGGATCTGCCCGTCGAGGATTTGCATCCGAATCCGAACAATCCACGCAGGCAGGTGGGCGACGTGGCCGATCTGGAGGCGAGCATCCGCTCGCAGGGCATCAAACAGCCTCTCCTGGTCACGCCGACGGGAGAGACCGACATCGACGGGCATGCGCAGTACCGAGTCGTCATCGGCCATCGCAGGCTCGCCGCCGCCAAACAGGCCGGACTTGAGTCCGTGCCGGCGATCATCGAAAGGATGGACGCGCGGAGGGAACGCGAGGTCATGCTGGTCGAGAACTCGCAACGCTCCGATTTGACGCCCATCGAGGAGGCCGACGGCTATCAGGGGCTCCTCGATCTAGGCGTGGGCGTCAAGGAGATGGCCGAGAAGACGGGACGCAGCGACCGGTTCGTGCGCCGACGGTTGAGGATCGCCCGCATCCCGCAGGAGACGCGCGACATGTCCGCCGATTTCAGCCAACTGTCGCTCGACCAGTTGGACAAGCTCGCCGAATTCGAATCCGACCCCGACATGCAACGCGAGCTCGCACGGTCCACCGACTTCGAATGGACATACCGAAGGCTCGTCAGCGAACGCGACAAGACGAAATGGTGCGGTGAGGCCGACAAGGCGCTCGCGAAGGCCGGTGTCAGGGTCGAGTCCTTCCCGGACGGGAAGAACTATTGGACGTTCGAACCGCGCGGCTACAGGCGGCGCACCGTCATTTCCTCCACTCGGGATCCGTTCTGGAAGCAGTTCACGGGCGAGGATGGGTGGCCGGAATTCTGCGTCTTCAAGAACCACGGCGACTACTGCCTGTACGAGCCGATTCCACTCGACCAGCTCGAATGGGCTGAGAACGCGAAAACCGAACGTCAGGCCATCATGGCACGGGGGGAGGAACTCGACCGCAAGGCTAGGGACTTCGAGGCGATTGCGAGGGACACGCGTTTCGCATGGATGCGAACCAACCTCCACACGCTCACCCGCGAACAGACAGTGGCGGGAATCTGCGAACTCGCGCTCGCTGAGACGGTTGGCTGGCATTCGATGTTCGTGGGCCAGCGCCTCCATGGCGAGGGTGTCGTGGAGGCGCTCATCGGTTTTGGATGGAATCTGCCGATCACCGAGCATGACGGCGACCACTGGTCGTTGGAATGCAAGGAGAACCTCGACCAGATCCGCATGGTGTTGAGGGACAGGCCGCTGCGGATCCTCGACGTGCTGGCCGCACGCCAGGAGGACAACGCCGATTGGCGTGCGTGGCGCACCATGCGCGGCGTTGATGAGATGTGCGTCTGGTACGGCGCATTGGAACACCTCGGATACCAGCCCAGTGCGGAGGAACGCGAGGCACTCAAGGGCGCGATGGTCGAAAAGGAGCAGGAATCATGAGTATGAAGGCATTGGAGTGGGCCATGTACGACGTGCCCGCCGAAATGGTCAAAGGAGCTTTGTTGCGCATCCTGCTCCTGCTTGCCGACCATGCTGACACACAGGGCAGGGGAGCTTTCCCGAGCCAGAAGCGCATCGTGGCACTGACCGGATACAGCCGGCGCACCATCCAGAACGGCCTGCACGATCTGGAGAAGGCCGGACTGATTCGAAGGGGAGACCAGCGGATCACCGAGCACCTCGGCAAATACCGTCCGATCGTCTGGGACCTCGCGATGAAGGATTTCAGGGGCGCAAAAACTACGCCCCTGAAACAACCGCCGCAAGAGGCGCAGACCACTGCGCCCCTAAACAAGTTGGAGGGGCGCAATCAGGGGCGCAAAAAAACGTCGCTAGGGGCGCAATCAGGGGCGCAACATGACTGCGCACAGAACCTATATAAGGAAGAACCGTATATAGAACCTAGAGAGAGTAACGCGCGCGCGAGAAAACAAATCCCAATACCAGCCGACTGGAAACCCACCGAAGAACACCAGGCGCTCGCCGACAGGCTCGGCATCGACTGCGACATCGAGGCCGAAAAATTCCGCGACAGGGCCCTCGACTCGGGAGCCCGCTCGGCCGACTGGAACGCGAAATACCGCAACTGGCTCGTCAAAGGCAAGGAACGCGGATTCGCCACACCAAAGGATTCCGGCGCTCGCCGACGGTTCACGTGGGGCAGCGAAGAGGTCAAACGCGTACTCGGCCCGATAGCCTGCGAAGGCACGGACACGTACATGGAGCTCGCATGCAAGGTCGCGGACCTGCTCAACCAGGGCGTGGATCCGGACATGCTGCGCCGTCAGCTCGCGAACGTGCCCGGCGACGTATTGGCCGAACAACTGTTCGAACAGGAGGCGGCGGCATGAACGCCATGACCATCGCACACATGGCCGGCATCCTCACCTCGGCCATCCAGGCCGCGGACCGATTGGAACTCGACGCGCTCAACGACCCGGACGTCGACCTTGACCGTATACGCGATATCAAACGCGACTGCTCGACCTGCATCGGCCTGCTCGACCAACTCGGAAGGGAGCAACGATGAGCGACCGGCAATTCCAGGAATCGAAACGCGTCGCCTTGCAACGTCAGGGCTGGCATTGCATGCGTTGCGGACGCAACCTGCACGACCCGACCGTCTGGCCGGGCAGGAGCGGCCACCACAGGCAGTTGCGCCGTCGGGCCGACCCGACCGTGCGTGACCTGCCGTGCAACATCGTCGAGCTGTGCGGTTCCGGCACGACCGGCTGCCATGGTTGGACGCACGCGCATCCGGCCGAGGCGGAACGGTTCGGCTACATCATCCCGAGCTGGCGTGATCCGCTCAGCATGCCGATACGCGACTGGAACGGCGACTGGTGGTGGCTGCTGGATGACGGCACGGCGCAACGGCTCACGCAAATCGAAATCATCGAATGGCAAAGCAATTGGAAGGAAGAATCATGAGGAAACAGGACAAAGACCGGAATGGGAAGCCGGAGGCGCTGCTCTGGCTCGACTTCGAAACGACCGGCACGGACAGGAATGACAGTCTGCCGTTGGAGGTCGGCATGGAATGCACCGACGTGCTGGGCGAACATTCGTTCGGATCCCTGCACCACATCATCAGACCGGACTATCTCGACCTGTTGGACATGGGCCCGGTCGCGTTCTCGATGCACACGGACAATGGATTGCTGTTCGAACTGTTGAACGGCTCCGCGCACGACGACTGCGTGGATGCTGTGGCGAACGCAGTGGAGGAGTATCTCGACTCCCTGTCGCAACGCTTCACGCTGGTTCCGGCGGGCACGAACGTGGACTTCGACATCGACTTCCTCAAACGCCTCGACCTGGCCCCGGACAGGTGGCTGTCCTACCGCAAGTTCGACCTGACCACGCTCCGCCGATATTTGAGGTTCATCGACTGTCCCGAGGATCCGTACGAGGGGCATCGTGGCACGCACAGGGTACGCGACTGCATCCGACGCGACATCAACGACTACATCCGGTACCGCACACTCCTGAAAAAGACATGGTGGCAACAAGGAAGGAAACACTCGAAATGAGAAAACGCAAACCACTCACACTCGCCGGCATCGGCGTGACCGCCATCACCCTGTTCCTGCTCACTTCGGTATTCCTCCTCGCGCTCGCCGGATGCGGGAGCGCGTCGGAGCCTTCAACGCCAGCGCATGAGGTCAGGTCAATCGACTCGCAATGCTCCGACATGGACGACGACTTCAGCGAATGCGTCGTCACCCTGACCGACACGAGGCAAGTGGACTGCATCGTCTACTCGACGAACGGCAAGCAGGCCGGCCTGTCCTGCGACTGGGACAATGTGAGCGGCGCGGACAAGGAGCCGGCAAGATGAGCTACAACGTCGTCACCACGGAAGGCATCAGAACGTTCGAGAACATCGACGATGCTGGCGACTACGCGCAGGCCATGTCCTTGAGAACTGGCGAACCGGCCAAGGTGTTCCATGCCGAGACCGGACTCGTCGCATTCACCGTCCGCCCAACCACGAAGGACACGAAATGAGAATCAATTTCAACAGTAAGGATGGCGTTTTCGACGTCAAAGCCGAAAACGAAGAGGAAAAAGCCCAGCTCAAAACGTCGGCGGTCGCCATCTGCAATCTCATCATCGATTTTTTCGACGCCGATATTAACGAGGCGAAGGTGGAGAGGGAATGAAACGCATCCCACTCAAGGACACAAAATGAGCAATCGAAGTTATTTGGTGCCAAGGCCGCCAGCGTTCGACCATGAGCATCCCAGACCGAAGGAGGAAGGCGAGGTGCTGTACTGCGGAAATTGCCAAAAATGGTACGTATCATGGTTTCCCCTCACCGAAGTCAAAACCATATGGGGCCGCCGCCCCGAATGGTGGATACGCATCTTCCACCGCAAACCATACGAGACGATCATCCAGCAAATACGAAGGGAAACGAAATGAAAGTGAAGAAAACCCTCATGGACATGATCATCAAATGGCATCAGGCCGGATACAGCCTCGATGAGATCGCACCACTGGTTCCTCAAGTCCCCAAAGAGGAAATCAAAGCGATCATCCAACAACACCACGAATAACAAAGAACCCGACCTTCCGGCCGGGCTCTGGCATTACCACAAACCAGACTATCACGCCGGAGGGAATCGAACAAATGAACGAACAAAATAACGAATCCCAACCAACCACCACCAACACCACCACCAACAACAGCCAAACAACACCAGCGCTCGCCGGCGTGTGCCTCGTCTGCGGCGGGGGATGCGCTGTCGGCGACACCATGTGCGCGAGATGCGATGGGCTGATGCGCGGCTGGCTGCGGGAATATCCATCATGGTTGGATTCGCTGCATGAGTTCCTGGACTCGACCGCGCACTACGGAGGCCGCCAGCCTGGACGCGTCAACCTTCCAGCCGCGCCGACGCCAATCCGATTGCCAGTGCTCGACCACATGCAGGAGGTCGGGGACATGGCGGTCGCATTGTGGCGCAGACTGTACGCGCCATCGGCGATGCCATGGGCGAACGGCCGGATCCACCCGTCCCTGCTGGAATGTTTGAGCGTCTGCGCCGCATGTCCACGGTTGAACCGGCTTCCGGACATCGACATCATCTGGCATGACTGGGAATCATCGGCGCGCAAGACCTTGTCCATCATCGACGTGCCGCCTTCCAAGCACGGCATCGGCAGATGCCCGAACCCATTGTGCGGTGTCGAACTGTCGGCGCCCATCGACGCGGTCGAGGTCACCTGCCCCGTATGCGGCGGCACTTACCGTGTGGTGGACGTGCGGCTCGGCTTCCTGAAGGAGTGCATCGCATCCGGCAAAGCGTTCACGGCAGGGGAATGCGCCGAACTCCTGCGCGAATGCGGGTTCCAATGCGGCGTGAACACGATCTACTCGTGGCGCAGTCGCGGCAGGATTCAACCAGCCGGCAAGAACGGGAAGGGACAGCCGATCTACCGTCTCGCCGACGTGCACGGGCAGCTTTCCCGACGCGACTCGATTTGACGTTTCTCGAAGTGCAAGGCATAATTGTCAGTGGATTAGAGGGTTCAAACCGAAGACATGCGGTTTGAACCCTTTTCATATCCACCTTGGATTCTCCTAACTCCTTGGGTTGCGTAACACCGTCCTGTCCGAACGGCATATCGGACACGCTCCGCCCACTCCACGTCAGAGTGGGCATACACCAACAGTGGCAGGCAAGCCAATCCCGCGCTTACGTGATGCGGTGATGCTCAAACCGCCTGTCCATGCCTTCGTAGGAATCAGTGGCAGATCGCACCGGTCGCAGATCTTCGGATCCTTTTCCTTGCGGCCGTATGTATGCGCGGGTTCGACTCCCGCCGAAGGCACCAACCAATCCGAAGCAAAGGAGCAACAATGAAAGACGTACTTCAAGAGATTGCTCACCAGCTCAAACGCATCGCGGACCAAGGCGAGCAAACCACCATGCAGCTCAACCGCGAAGACGCTCTCGCCGCATGGGGACTCCGCATCTACCAAGCCGATTACCTGCGCGCACTCCAACAACTCGGCATCGACATCACGGATTAAATGCGCAGACAACACAAGCCAGACCCAAGAAAAACCAACGGCTGGAAACGCGCACAACTCCGAGCAAGAGTCCTCGCAGCATACGATGTGTGCGCCATCTGCGGCAAACCAGTCGACAAGACACTGAAGACACCACACCCAATGAGCGCCGAAGTCGACGAAATCATCCCAGTCAGCCGAGGCGGCGACCCACTCGCATGGAACAACGTCCAACTCACACACCGATGCTGCAATCAACACAAAAGCAACCATTCAAACGAATGGGCGAAACGCGAAGCCGCGGGCAAACCAACCATCAAACAAAGCTCAATGCCATTCAAAACCATCGGCATCTGACCGGACACCCACGGCAGGTGACCCTACCGCCCCGGTGCTGCCTGCCCCGCCGCATAGGGCTGATTTCTCCCCGAGATTTCAAAACGTGACGATAGGGAAACGTGACGGAGGTATGACGTTATGAAATGTCTTGAATGCGGCAGGGAATTCCGTCCATCCGGCCGCGGCAAGCCAAGCAAGTACTGTTCAGGCGCATGCAAGGCAAAAGCCTATCGACGCAGGAAGAAGAACGGCGAGGTCGTTGCCGTCCCGAAACCGAAGCAGGCGAAAGAGAATGATCCGGCAAGGATCCCGGAGCTTGACCGACGCAGCTTCGAACGGATGATGGACGATTCCTTCGAGGACGTGCTCCGGCACAACCGCGACCGCCTGCGCGCGGCATTGGACGACATCTCGACTCCAGCAAACGCCTTGCCGGCCATCAGCAGACAGCTGATCGCGGTCAGCGAACGGTTGGAGAACATGCAGGGCGGTGGCGGACTGTTCGATGACGATGATGTGACGGAGGTTTCGGAGGATGTCGGAGCGTCGATTGTCTGAACTCGCCCAACGGCTCGTGAAGCCGGAAGGCATCACGTCGAGCGATTTCGCGATGATTGACAAGGCCGCGTGCAAGGCCGGCATACACTTCGACCTGTGGCAGAAGGGCTTCCTCTACCTTCTATTCGGTAAACGCGCGGATGGCAAGTACGCATGCGGCTCCGGTGGCGCGGTATTATCCAGCTGCCGCCAGATCGGCAAGACGTTCACCGTCGGCAACGCGATTTTCATTCTGTGCGCCGGACGGGCGAACACGCTGGTGATCTGGACGGCGCATCATACGCGTACCTCGGACGAGACGTTCGCTGACATGTGCGATATGACGCATAATCCGAAGCTCGCCAGATATGTGGAGAACGTTCGCCGTGCGAACGGCCAGCAGGAGATTCGATTCACGAATGGCAGCCGCATCATGTTCGGCGCCCGTGAGAACGGCTTCGGCCGCGGCCTGCACTCCGCTGACATCGAAGTGTTCGATGAGGCGCAGATCCTCACCGTGAAGGCTTTGGACAATCTGATTCCGATCGTGAACACGAGTCCGAATCCTCTGGTCGTGTTCATGGGCAATCCGCCGAAGCCGGGCGACCAGTCCGAGGCGTTCAGCGAGAAACGCGATCTTGCGCTCGGCGGCGACGCCGAGGGCATGCTGTACGTCGAACTGGCGGCCGACCGTGATGCGGATTCCGACGACCGTGAGGCGTGGGCGAAAGCCAATCCAAGCTATCCGAAGCGCACCAGCGAACAGGCGATCATGCGAATGCGCAACCTGCTCGCCGAAGATTCGTTCAGACGCGAGGCCTTGGGCATCTGGGACGAGCATGTGGCAGTTCGCGCTATTGATCCGAAACTGTGGAAGCAGTCCGAGACCATGCAGGTGCCGGATGGAGGCATTCCGAGTTTCGCCTTGGACATGCCGCCGGACCGCAGCACGCTGGTCATCGGCAATGCCTTGAAGCTGCACGACGGCACGGCCTTGATCCAGATGGCCGCCATCGAGGACGCGCACCGCAACGGCACCCAATGGGCGGTCGAATGGCTGCGTGAACGTTGGCCGGAGACCGCCGCCGTCGTGATCGACGCGCAGTCGCCGGCCATGAGCCTGCTGTCCGAACTGCAGAAGGCTCATGTCCGAGTGACCATCACCTCGATGGCCGAGATGGGACGCGCCTACGGACGATTCCAGGACATGCTCAACGACGGACAGCTGAAACACCTGCCGGACGACGCGCAGCCGCAATTGGCCGCCGCCGTGCGAGGCGCGATCACTCGCAACCTTGGCGCCTCGGGCGCGTTGGCGTGGAACAAGCTCGGAGCCGACGTGGACATCAGCCCATTGGTGGCCTGCACGCTGGCCCTGTACGGTGCGTTCACATCGAAACGTGTTCCAGGACGCAAACAGAGAGTTGGATGATATTTATGGTTGAATTCTCCGCATTGGGGCCGATCTCCGGCATTCCCGACAGCGACATGGACACCGTGCAGCGCCTGTACCGGGTATGGATCAGGAAATACGAGCGCAACGCGTTGAGGACGGAATATTACAACGCCCACGAACGTGTGAAGAACCTCGGCATCGCGGTGCCGGATAAGCTCGCCAGCCGGTTTCACGCATGCGTGGGCTGGCCGGCGAAGGCGGTGAAGACTCTCGCCGACCTGTCCGTCTTCGACGGATTCCACCTACCGGACGGCGAGGATACGCACGGTGTCGAGCAGATCATGGACGCCAACCGTTTCGACCTGATCGTCCCAGAGACCATAATCAACGCCTACACGCACTCATGCGCGTTCCTCACCGTCTTCCAAGACCCGGACGACGGGCGCCGCGTCCGTGTGATACCACGGCCGGCCACATGGTCAGCGGCCATCTGGGACTACATGCGCAACCGCATCAAAGCCGCGTTGACCATCACCGACATCGATGAATACGGCGACGTGACCGACATGAACATATGGCTCCCTAACATGGTCTACCGCTGTTTCAGGAACCACGGCGCATGGAAGGCCGTCGCATGCCCGAACGACTGGCCATATCCAACAGTGGTGCCGGTCTGCTACGACCCGCAGGCCGAACGCCCGTTCGGACGATCACGCATCACCAGACCACTCATGGCACTGACCGACGCGGCCATAAGAACCATGCTCCGCATGGAGGTCGGAGCCGAGTTCTACTCGGCGCCAAGCCTCTGGTTCCTCGGCCTCGACCCAGAAGCGTTCCAGGACAAATGGAGCTCGCTGGTCAGCAGCATCAACTCGGTCAGCCGCGACCAGAACGACGAGATACCAACACTCCAGCAAGTGCGGCAGATGACCATGCAGCCGCACTCCGACATGCTGCGCACCATCGCGCTGATGGTATCCAGCGAGACCAGCATCCCGGTCAACGATCTGGGCATCACCATGGACAATCCAGCCAGCGCCGAGGCGATGATGGCCGCCGAACGCAAGCTCTCGCGCGAAGCCGACCGCCAAAACCACCTGTTCTCGTATGCTCTCGAGGAAACCATACGCATGGTCGTATGCCTCCAGGAACACATACCGCCGTCCGACATGCCAGACACGCTGACCGGGATACGCTGCCAATGGCAGCCGACAAAGGAAATCAGCATCGGAGCCCGAGCCGACGCGTTCAGCAAGATCGCCGGAGTGTCCGAAGCGTTCGCCCGGTCCGAGACCGGCTGGCGGTACGCGGGCTTCGACCACGACGACATCGCGGACATCATGGACACTATCCGCTCGCAGGACGCGCGCGGCATCCTGGACAGGCTCGTCGGCGATGCCGGCAAAGCCCAGAAGCAGGACTCCGAAACGCAGCAGGCCGATGCCACGGAAACCAGGAACGCCGGCAAGTCTGCGGATGTGGGGACTAACGGCATGAAAGCCAAGTTCGACGCGCTGGGCGTCGCGGTCCGCGCCGGAGTCTACCCGGCCAACGCGGCCTCGCTCATCGGTTTGGATGGCGTCAGATTCACCGGACTTCAGCCCGTCTCCCTCAAGAACCCGGACAGCGAATGAAACACATGATCGGAGGCCACGATGTCCGGTGACGCGAACCGCACGCCCGACCGCAGCCAGATCGACAGCCTGTCCCAGGCCCAAGCGCGCTCGACGGCGTTGGCGAAGCGCGAGCTTGGCAACGTCTGGGCGGAAATAGCCGATTGGGAGCCAGCCAGACAACGTGACGCGCTGCTTGAACTGGTGCCGGCGATCATTGACAAATACGCCGACACATCCAGCGTCGCGGCCGCCGAATGGTACCAGCGCGTGCGCGACAAGTGGATCTCCGACGATTTCAAAGCACACACGCCGGTAAAGGCGAACGATGACATCAGCAAGCTGATCCGCGCGAACGCCGGCGTCCTGTTCGGCGACGACGCGGACCCGGGGCGGATGCTCCGCTTCCTCAACGCCGTCGTGGACAAGGGCGTGAAGCAGGGAGGACGCGACACTATCCGCTACAACGCGAAACGCGATCCGAAGAAACCACGCTACGCGCGAGTCCCGTCCGGCGCGAAGACGTGCGCGTTCTGCGCCATGCTCGCGTCCCGCGGCTGGGTGTACGAATCAGCCGAGACAGCCGGCGCGATGAGCGAATACCATTCCGACTGCGACTGCGAGATCGTACCCAGCTGGGACAAGGACAAGCCGAACGTCGAAGGCTACGACCCAGAAAAGCTCTATGAGGACTATGAGAAGGCTTACAAGGCCGCAGGCGATAATCCCACAATGGAAGACGTTCTCGCGGCAATGCGGAGCCAGCCGGGGAAGTACACGGATGGCAGGCTGGTGCCCGTGAAGGCTCCGAAGGATTGGAAGCAGCCGCACGCCCAGAACGAGGATCGTCTGCTTTCGATGAAGGGATTGGCGGATGCCACCGACGCGGAATGGTATCGGCGTCAGGAACGGGCCGGGGTCCCGCATTCGGTGGATACGCTTTACCCGCAGGAGATCGTGTTCCTCGAACGTTTCCAGAATCTCGGCAACCATGTCGAATGGATACCAAGAGACAAGGAAAACGCAACGGCGACAAACGACTTCCGTTGGATTGAAACGAACGAATTGTGCGAATTGAAATCCATGGCGAAAGCGGATTTCGGCAAGATCGCAGACCGCATCACCAAGGCCGTTCGAAGCGCCAAGGAGAATCACGATGTCGTCAAGGACTGTTTCGTCATAGACCTCGGCCAGACGAAGCGTAAGGACAAACTCGTGCACCAATTGGAGAAATACAACGACCGCGAATGGAAAATCCGCAGGCTTTTCATCTTCGACGGTGAAGGGTTCTCGGAAATCGAATTGAAATAAAACAACCGGGAGCGCCCCTCCGCTCATTGCGTGTTATTTCAACGCCGCAGAGGACCCCCGGTCTTTCCACATTCTATCACGCTTTTGGTGGGTTGGCCCAGCGGCGACGGCAGGAGCCTGTAAATCTCCGACACCGACACATCGCGGGTTCGAGTCCCGCACCCACCACTCACAGCCCCGGAACGAGGCTTTTTCAATGCCCTGGAACAGGGCGGAAGGAACAGAAGCAATGACCGACGCAGCCACCATCGACAACGCCCAACAGCCGCAGGGGGAGGGTTCGGAGGACGCCCAGTCCACCGAACCGCAGAAGTCTGTGGATTGGAAGGCGAAGTACGAGAACGCCATCAAGCACTCCCGCGAATGGGAGTCCCGCGCGAAGGCCAACAAGGACGCCGCCGACGAACTCGACAGGCTCAAGGAAAGCCAATTGTCCGAAACGGAGAAGCTGACCCGCAGAGCCGAACGAGCCGAGAGGGAACTGTCCGCATTGAAGACAGCCAATCAGGTCAACGCCTGGAAGAACGCGGCGGCCGAACAGTACGAAGTGCCCGTGTCGCTGCTGTCCGGCGCGACCGAGGACGAGATCAACGCGAACGCGAAGGCTCTCTTCGAATGGAAGAACCCGGAACGTTCCGGCGCTTCCGCGCTCGGCGACCCGTCAGGCCTGCCCCAGAAACCACCGAAAAGCGCCGACGACTGGATACGTTCGATCGCCCGGCACAACAAATAAACACTAACGGAAGGAGAAGCCCATGGCTTCCATCGTCAATCAGATGATTGGCTCCACCGACCTCGGCGGCGGCCTCATCCCCACCGAATACTCCAATCAGATCATCCAGGACATCCCGAAGCAGAGCGTCATGCTCTCCCGCGCACGCCAGATCACGATGAGCACCCGCACCCGCACCCAGCCGGTGCTGGACAGCAAGCCCATCGCCTATTGGGTCGGCGGTGACACCGGACTGAAGCAGACCACGAAGATGAGCTGGAGCGGCCTTAACATCACCGCGGAGGAGGTCGCCGCGATCGTGCCGATCCCGGAAGCCGTCATCAACGACGCCGGCATCCCCATCTGGAACGAGGTCATGCCGCGATTGACCGCCGCGATCGGCTACAAGCTCGACCAGGCATGCCTGTTCGGCACCGACAAGCCGTCGAGCTTTCCCGACGGCATCGTCCCGCAGGCCATTGCCGCCGGAAACAAACTCACCCAGGGCACGGACCTAGCGGCCGACGTGGCGACCATGGGCCAGAAGCTCGCCGAACAGGGGTTCGCGATGAACGGTTTCGCAAGCCAGCCTGGACTGAACTGGCAGCTCATCGTCCTGCGCGACAACAACGGCGCGCCAATCTACGTACCATCCCTCGCATCCGGCGCCCCGTCCACCCTGTACGGTTACGGCCTCAACGAAGTGGACAATGGCGCGTGGGATATGACCAAGGCCGTGCTGCTCGGCGCTGACTGGTCTAACTTCGTCATCGGCGTCCGTCAGGACATCACTTTCAAGATGCTCGACCAGGCGCCCATCACCGACGATAATGGCAAGGTCATCCTCAACCTCGCCCAGCAGGATTGCGTCGCCATGCGCGTCGTGTTCCGTGCCGGCTTCCAGATCGCCAATCCGATCAACGACGTGCAGCCGAACAAGTCGAAGCGTTTCCCGGCGTTCGTCATCCAACCGAAGTCCGTCGCCGACTGATGATGTCCGGCGACGACATGATCGCGTTCGCCACCGTCGACGATCTGGTCGCACGTTGGCGCGTCCTGTCCGATTCGGAGGAACGTCAGGCTGAAGTCCTGCTGGATGATGCGAGCGACCTGATCCGCACCGAATGCCCGAGATACGCGGCAGCGAATCCGATGACGTTGAAGCGCATCGCATGCGCGATCGTGAAAAGGGCCATGCTGACTGGTGACGATGCGGCTGGAATCAGCCAGTCCACCCAGACGGCAGGGCCTTTCTCGGAATCGCTCACGTATTCGAATCCGGCCGGCGACCTGTATTTGACGAGCGCTGAGAAGCGGTCTTTGGGATACGGCCGCCAGCGGGCGTTTTCCATCAGCTTGGATGGTGGTGCGGATGCTTGACGGTGAACAGGTTGTCGTGCTCCGTCCCTCCAAGACGGATGGTGGCGGGAAATACAATGCGCAGACTGTGAAATGGTCGGATGAACCGGTGTCCGGCGTGTTGCTGGGCGTGGCCACTCCGGCCGACGTGCAGGACAGCACGCTGCCGAACGCTTTGAGCGTCGACCTGACGGCCTATTTCCCACGAGGATATGACAAGCCACTTCGCGGCTGTCGTATCCGCGCGCGTGATCGTGTCTGGCAGGTCGTCGGCGATCCGATCCCCTTCGATGGCGGCATCAAGCCGACGAAATGGAATCTCGCGGTGAACCTGCATCGGACGGACGGAAGGTGAACTATGACGTGTTTCAAAGTCTCGAAAGAGTGGATGGAGAAGAACGTCCTCACGAATCCGGCCGTCACCGCGGCCTTGGATGCGAAGGCCCGACGCATCGCTCCCATCGTGCAGCGCATCGCCTTGAAGGAAGGCGACCGTGAATACGCGGAATCGGTGCGAATCCATTCAGGTCGCCGTCCGGGCGTGAAGTCCCCGACGCATATCGCGCGACCATACGCGCGGGTCATCATCGGCGACGAGCATGCCACGGAGAAGGAGTACGGTTCCAAGCATTATCCGAAGAAGGGTTTCCTTCGTCGGGCGGTCGCGGAAGCGGGCTGATGGCTTATGGCTTTGACTCTGAAAGGCTCATGGCCAGCGCCACTGCCCATCGTCATCCGATGGCTCGCAGACCACGATATGAAGGTTTTGACCGAGGTGCCGGAGAATCTGTCCGATTCTCTGCCGGTCGTGGTTGTGAGCCTCGCGCCGGGCGGAAGCCTCGACGTCGGCACCTACACGTCTGCTCCCAGCTTGGATGTGGACGTGTTCGCCGCCGACCATGATTCACTGGACGACCTCACGTGCAGGCTGACCGCCGCCCTGTCGACTTTGCAGGGCGCGGGAAACCAGTACGGGTACGTCGATTCCTCCACGCTCACGTCTTTTTCGGAAATCGCCGACGATGATCCGACCGTGCTCCGATGCACGGCCACCGTCACGCTTTCCCTCAGACCACAAAACATCAATATTTAAGGAGCATTAATGGCTGCAACAGATGTGGTCAGCATTCTCGACGACAACAACGGCAACGTCCGAAAGTGGGGTACCCAGCTGCTCGCATTGGCGGACTACTCCACCGCCATGCCGTCGGAATTCTTCGACAAGACCACGAACAAACCGAACGCCCTACCGGACGGTTTCAAGATTCTCGGATACATTTCAACCGATGGCATGAAGATCAGTCGAAGCATCGACTCCTCCGACGTGTCCGCCGTACAGGATTTGGAACCGGTTCGCTCCGACATCACCAGCAAGACCCGCACCCTGCAGGTCACGTTCCTGGAAATGAACGCGTGGGTGAAGGCCGTCGCCCATGGCGTCCCGGTCGCACAGTGGCCAGCCGACAAGAACAACGGCTTCGAATATTCCGATGGCGCGATCAGCGACTTTCCCTACTATCGTCTGCTCGTCCTCATGCAGGACGGCACCGGTGTCGGCGCGCATTACCGTGTCGAGGCGGGCTACAAGGCCAAGGTCACGAACCAGGGCGATCTGACCCATTCGCGCAGCGACGCGGAAGGCGAGGAGACCACGTTCACGTTCTATCGTGACCCGGCCGTAAACAAGAGCTACTACGAGGGCGAGAAGGTCTCGACCGAAGTCTGACAGCCGCTCTTTTTCTGATTCTTCCCCACGACGGCTTTTGTCCCTTTCACCGTCGTGGGGATTTTCTTCTCCATTGTTTGCCGCATGAAAGGGCCGTTTTTTATGAAAGGATTGAAATGGGAGCAAAATACAACCTTCAGGCAGTGAAGGCGAAGTACCTCGAATCGCATCCGACGATTCCGGAATGGATCGAATTCACTTTGGATGACGGCAAGGATGCCACCGTATTCAAAATCCATTCGCCAATCTTCCAGACGAACGAGGAGAAGCGCGCTTTCGTAAGGGCTCAGAAGGCCGATGACGAATTCGAACTGGCGAAAGCACTGCTTGGCGACCAGTGGGAGCGTTACGAGCAAGAGGGCGGTCAAGTGAGCCTGCTGCTCCTGCTGCTCAACGAGGTCGGTTCCGATCTGACCGAAACGGACGCCGAGGGAAACCCTACACGGCAGTAGACCTGCTGACGGCGAACGGGCATGCGGAGGAACTGGAGGCCGCCTTGTGCGCGGTCTACAGTCCACGCGACCCGATCGCCGAATACTGGCAGGGACGGTTGGGCCTTCGCGCATTGCATGCCCTCATCGTGAATATGCCGCCAGACAACGTGTTTTACCGGGCGGTGTCCGGCGATGGTTGGACGGAAGGCGAACGGCTCACGCATGACGTCGGCGAAATGCTCCGCGAACTGCAATTGACGATAGTCAATACGAATCCGCTGGTGGAACGCAAGATCACCGAAGAGGATATCCGGCCACGCATCCTGCCGCCCACGCGACGGCGGGACGAATCCGTGACGGAAGACCCTGACAGGGAATTGCGGATGCGCGAGCGGAAGGAACTCATGGCCTTGGCTTTGGGCCGGTGAGATTAGGAAGGTGAATGGTCATGGCCGGTACAGCCGCATGGATTGACGTGCTGCCGAATCTGAGCGCTTTCGGAACGAAACTGAATTCCGGTGTGACGGCCGCAGCGGCTTCGGCCGGCCGGAACGCCGGCAGGAAGTTCGCAGACTCGATGAACACTGCGGCCGGCACGAACGTGCTGGCGGAGCAGGTCAAGAACCTCGAAGCCGCCGAAAAGCGCGCGCAGAAGGCCGTGACCACCGCCACCGCGCAGATCGTGAAGGCGCGTGACGAGCAGAAGAGCGCCACGTTGCGCGTGCAGGCCGCCGAAACGAAGCTCAACGAGACCGTCGCGAAATACGGTGCAGCATCCTCCCAGGCGATCAGCGCGCAGGCACGATTGAATGACGCGCGGAGCAAGGCCCGTCAGAAGGACGAGGCGTACAAGAACGCCGAAGAGCAGATCCGCGCCGCGCAAAACGGTTTGAAGGAAACGCAGACGCAGCTGGCGGCCGCGCAGCAGAAAGCGAGCACCGCGACCGGCGGTTTCCGCAATGCCTTGCAGAAGTGGAAGCAGGCCGCCGATTTGGCGAAGTCCTCCACGAGCGGCCTGTCTGAAGCGCAATCGCGGTTCAGTGAGACCAGCCGTCGTATGACCGCGAGGTTCAGCGCGATGGCCGGCGCAGTCGGCGGCTTCACGTCCAGTGTCGTCGGCAAGGCGGTTTCCACTTTCGCGTCGCTTGGCTCTTCGATGGTCGACGCTTCGGATTCGGCGCAGAAGTTCGCCAGCACCATGAGCTTCGCGGGCGTGAGCGACAATACCATCAAGAAGCTGACCGCAAGCACGCAGGACTACGCCGATAAAACGGTCTTCAACCTTTCCGACATCCGCAACACCACGGCCCAGCTTGCGTCGAACGGCGTGAAGAACTACAGCAAGCTCGCCGAGGCCGCGGGCAACCTGACCGCAGTGGCGGGCGGCGGAGCCGAAGCATACAAGTCCGTCGCGATGGTAATGACGCAGACCGCCGGCGCCGGCAAGCTGACCACCGAGAACTGGAACCAGCTGTCCGACGCGATTCCTGGCGCGTCAGGCAAACTGCAGGACGCCATGAAGAAGGCCGGCGCGTACACGGGCAATTTCCGTGATGCGATGGCCGATGGCGAAATCACTGCCGAGGAATTCAACAAGGCGATTCTTCAGCTTGGCATGACCGACGTGGCCAAGCAGGCCGCCGAATCCACCACCACGTTCGAAGGCGCGATGGGCAATTGGGAGGCGGCCGTCCAGAAACTCGGCATGACCGCGCTCGACAAGGTCAAACCGCAGCTGACCGGCGCTTTGAACGCGATGACCGACCGTATCGGCCAGTTCACCGACTGGTTCAGCGGCGCGTGGGATGGTTTGGCAGCGTTCCTGTCGACCGGCAAGGTCAACAAGGCGTTCGCCGAGGCGTTCAAAATCGACAAAAGCTCCTATACGGGCATCGAGGACGCCTACCAGCGTATCAAGTGGGGGTACGCCGGACTGGTGAATTTCGTCAAGACCGGCGAATTCACCTACGAGTTCAACCGCGCTTTCGAGAATGTCGACCGTGACACGCTCATCAGCTTCAAGCAGAATCTGCTTGATTTGCGTGATGCGGCGAAGCAGGTCGTCGAGAACCTGCCGGGACTCAGTGCCTTCTTCGACGTTCCGTCGAAGGGCGACCATTCGAACTTGAACAAGGCCATCAAGGCGCTCAATGTCGCCTTGGAGGGCTTGAAGCCGATCATCCAGCTCATCGCCGACATCGAGAAGATGTGGAACAGTCTGAGCGCGGAACAGCAGGGAGCCATCTTTGACACGGCTATTTACCTGTGGCTCGGCAGCAAGGGCTTGAAGATCTTGAAGAACGTGTACGGCACTGGCAAGGACATCGCCACCGCGTTCAAGACCGGCGGCAAGGCGTTGAAGACGTTCGGCACCGTGCTGAAGGACCTCAAAGTCCCGAAGACGGTATCCTCCTTCATCGACAAGGTCGGCAAGACCGGCAGCAAGCTGCTGGGCAGCGCGGGCGGAACCCTCGCATTGGGTGGCAGCATGCTGGCCGGAGCTGCCAACAATCTGCAGAAGGGCACTCCGAAGACGCTTTGGAAGGCCATGCAGGGCGTCCAAGGCAAGGACACGAGTGACAAGGCATACGAGCAGTACCAGAAGCAGTACCAGCAGACGCAGGAGAATTCCTCCTTCCTTGGCGTCAAGAATTCAACTTGGCTGCATAATCTCAATCCGCTGAACTGGCCGAGCATGGCCAGTAACGCCATTTCGAGTGTCGGCGGAATGCAACAGTCCGGCGTGGATCAGGTCCAGCAGGCGTGGTCTGGATGCGTCGATTGGATCAGCGCGAAATGGCAGGGCCTGACCGACTGGTTCAGTGGATTGCCCGCGACTATCGGCAGCTTCTTCAGTGGTCTTCCATCGACGGTAGGTGGATGGTTCGACTCGGCCGGGCAATGGGTCGAATCCGGCTGGCAGGGTGTCTGCGACTGGTTCGGCGGCATTCCAAACGTGATCGGCGCATGGTTCTCCGGCATTCCTTCCGCGATCGGCGGATGGTTCTCGTCGGCCGGCAGTTTGGCGCAATCCGTCTGGAACGGCATCATCGCATGGTTCGGTGGTGTTCCGTGGCGCATAACCGGCTGGTTCTCCGGCATTCCGGGAACATTCTCCGGTATTTTCCAATCCGCGAAGAACGGCATAACCGGCATTTTCGGCAGTGTCGGCGGCTGGTTCAACCAGAACGTCAAAACGCCGATCAGCAATGCCGTGAACGCAATCGGCAACACTTTCAGCACCACGAAGGACTGGATCCGGTCAAGCTGGAATCAGGTCAAGGACGCCGCCAAATCGCCTGTGAGCTTCATCGTCAACACCGTTTATACCAATGGTATAAAGAAGATATGGAATTCCGTCGCGGGAGCCGTCGGATTGAACCTGAAGCTTCCGGACGTGAAATTCGCCGAGGGTGGCATCAATCCTGGCTACGCGCCAGGCGTTGATTCCATTCCGGCGATGACATCGCCCGGCGAGGCGTGGATGGTCCCAGAATGGACGCGTGCTGTAGGTGCGGCCAACATTTATCGCTGGAATCGTATCGCACGCCGTCAGGGTGTCGCGGCCGTCCGTGAGGACATGATGATGGGTGGGCTCAGGTTCGCCGGCGGCGGCATCGTCGGCAAGGTCGGCTCTGCGGTGTCCGGTGCGAAGAAATGGCTTGAGGACCTGTCCGAGACTGCGCAGAGCTTCGTGAAAAATCCGGGCGACTGGGTTGCGTCGAAGATCCTCTCGCCGGTCAAATCGCAGGTTGCCGGCATCGGCGGTGGCCAGTTCGGCATGATGGTCGGACAATTACCGGTCAAGGCCGCATCCGCTCTGGTCGACAAGGCGAAGAGCTTCGCCGCATCTCTGACCGACAAGTGGAAAAGCAAGAGCGAGAGCGGCCAATACCATGGGGCCGTGGGCGGAGGCGTCGAACAGTGGCGCAGTCTCGTCATCCGCGTTTTGAAGGAGCTTGGACAGGCTGAGAGCTGGGCGGATACCGTCCTTCGGCGCATGAATCAGGAGTCCGGCGGCAATCCGAACGCGATCAACAATTGGGATTCGAATGCTAAGGCCGGCCATCCGTCGCAGGGCCTGATGCAGACGATCCCAGGTACTTTCAACGCCTACGCGGGACCGTACCGCAGCTTGGGTATCACGAATCCACTCGCCAACATCTATGCTGGCGTGAACTACGCATTGCACCGTTACGGCAGCCTGTCGGCCCTAAACAGGGCCGGCGGCTACGCTTTCGGCGGCATCGTCGGGGATCGGCCGACCTTGTACGACCGTGGCGGCATCCTACCCCCGGACGGCATCTCGTCGCCAATGAGACTAAGCAGCCTGAGCTCGTGCTGACGCGGGAGCAGGTCCTCAAGGTCTTCGGCGGCGAAGTCAGAGACAAGGGCGATCGGACCGTGAATCTCAACGTCAATATTCCGGAGCGTTCCGACCCGTGGGCGGATGCATCGATTCTCGTGCGAACCGCAAGGCACCAATTGCGATAAGGAGGCCGTCATGGCTTATTTTGCTGAATTGTCGGCCTCCGGCTTGGATCCGGTACGCTTCGAGGGCTCGGGTGATCTCGATTGCCTGTGCATCGCGAAAGGCGGCATCGAGGGCTGGTGGTCGACTCCCGCCGCGAAAGTCAATGTGACGGCGCGCGGCCAGGGCGACGGTGGACACGACGTGAGCGAGGATGACATCTCCTACGCCAGCCGCACCGTCACCCTGCATTGGAATGCCAACGCCTCCAGCCGTGACGCGCTCATCGCTTTGATCGACAGTGTCCGCAAGCTCGTGCATCGTCAGGTTACGATGCGTGTGGTCGACAGCGCCGAGGACACCTACTGCAGAGGTGGATACCTCACACTGACCCAACAGCCGGGTTACAGGTCCGGCAGCATTGCCGATTCGACCATCACGCTCGTTTTCGAGCGTCCCGAGCGTCTGTCCACGCTGGCGCATTCGGGTGAGGCTCGCGCGTCGGTGGTGCAGTCGGGCGGCTTGAGCTACGGCGCGGCTAATGGTGGCTTGGCATATCCGCTGCAGTATGGCGTGGCGTCGGATGGTGCGACGGTGATGCGCTTGCCGAATCAGGGCACTAGCCGCGCATATCCGACCTACACCTTGTGCGGAGAGTGGCCTGATGGCTGCACGCTCCGCTTGGCGTGCGACGGGCGTAATTCCACCATCGCCTATTCGCGCGCCATCCACACCGGCACACCAGTATTGCTGGACACCCGCTCCCGCACCGCCACCATGGGCGGCGTGGACGTGACCAGCGGATTATCACAGCGCGGGTGGATGACGATACCGGCCGGCAAGAGTCTGACGGTCAATCTCGCCACCGCAGGCAGCGGGTGGGTCAGCTGCTCAAGCCATGACACCTACATTTAAACGTTTTTCCGATTCGGAGGTGCAACACTTATGACCACGGCTTTAGGCATTCGTCCCGACGCGAAATCGCAGGGCGTCAGCCCCCAGGTGCATCGGCATATCATCAGCGCCCAGTGGGCCAGTGACGGCATCATTCAGGGGCTTACCGTGACCGGAGGCACAGGGCTCACCTACACGGTGAGCGCCGGTACCGCATTGATCCAGCCTGACGGCCAGAAGGGCGAGGCGGTGCTCGCTTATTGGCCGGGCGGCGCCACTCCCGCAGTCGCCGCCGGTAACGCCGGATTGAGCCGATACGACGTGATTTGGCTCCGCGCCCACGACCTCGACAAGGGAGACGCGGACAATCAGGTGGTGCTCGGCGTCACTCAGGGCACGCCGGCCGCTGACCCAGACGTGCCGCTCGACCAGGTGCCGTCCGATGTGGTGCGTTTGGCGGCCATGCTCGTGCCCGCCGGCATGACACAAACCAAATCGTGCAGTACGGATGGCGCGGAACGCTACGCCATGCCCTACGGCGCGAGCAAGGGTCTCATTGCGCGTAACGTCCGAAACTACGAGGGTCCCGCAAACATGGGCGACGGTGGGAAGGACTATTTCGAGCAGGACACCAGCTTTTATCTGCCGACCGACAGGCTGGTGGAGCTCAGGTACACGGCCACGGCGGCCGCCTGCCGACACGACAATCCCAAGAAGCCCACCGAGGACGCCACGCAGATGGCCTGCTGGTATGTCGGCTTTCAGGTCGACGGGCAGGACGTCTCCGGTGGCGGCGGCCAATTCCAAGTGTCCCGCGCGTGGCAGCAGGTGCATTTGAATGCGCTGGTCGAATTGCAGGCCGGATGGCATACCGTGCGCACCCGCAACCATCGCGTCACGTGGGGCGAGAACGTCTATTTCATCTGTCACAGCGACGGCAAGGAGAATTACCCCGGCCGCACGCTCGAGGTGTGGGACCGTGGCGTGAACGTCGGCTAAGGAGGCGCACTCATGGCTTGGCGCGCGTATATCGTGGATACGATCAGCGGACAGCTCTTGTGTCCAATCGACTTGCCGAATTTCAGCTGGTCGGTCAGTGTGGCCGACTCATCGCTTTCCACCACGAAATCCAAGGGTGTGGGACAGGACGAGGTGAGCGGTCTCAAGGTGCCATGGACCGCGGTGCCGGCCAATTCACCAGGCGAACGCTCACGGCTCCTCGCGCCAGACCGGCGCAGCGTCGCACTCTGCTGGACGAGTCCGCTCGATTCGGAGGATGCCATCGGCACACCAATATTGTGCGGCCTCATCGGACAACGCAAGGACGGGCCACTCGACACCGACTTCAGCCTGACGAGCATTTACGGGCTCTTGGGCGACCGGTATCTGGTGCGCGAGGGAGTCTACGGCACTGCCAATGGCAGCACCAGCACCGACGTCATCAACTTCAACAATCTCTCCTTGCGCGCCATCGCGGCGGAGGCGGGGTGGCTGTGCACCAATGCCAAGCCAGGCGGCGGACTGCCCATCGACTGGCACTACAGGGGCGAAAAAGGCTCGCACCAGCGCGAATATGACAGCTGGGACATCCAGAATCTCAAATGCTCCGACGTGTGGGACAAGATCGCCAACGTCGAAAACGGGCCCGACCTGCAATTGCGTCCGAAACTCTCCGGCGACACCATCCGCTTCGACTTCCTCGCCGGGAGTGACGCGGATCCGAACATCGCGCAGGACACTATCCTCGAGCTTTCCAGCAGCCCGTATGGCGGCACCTTGGAAAACATGACCATCGACCACTTGGGCGCCGTGCACCGTGTCTACGCGTCCGGCTCTGGCACGGACAAGGCGCAGCTCTGCCACCTGTCCGAAGACCTGAGCCTCGTCAACGGCAATCATGAGCCATTCCCGCTCCGTGAGATGACCTACAGCGACACGGACGCCGCCGACGCGAACCTGCTGCGCCAGCATGCAGACGGCGTCCTTGCCGCGAATCACGCGCCGCTCATGCAGATCAAGGGCGAATTGTACGCCAATGACGTGAGCGTGGACGGCACGCCATTGCATCCACTCGGGAGCTTTTGGCCGGGCGAGACCATGCGTCTCGACATCCAAGGCTTCCCATCGCTTTCCGACGGCGTCTACGAGTGCCGTCTCATGCAGATGAGCGGCGACCAATCGGACAAAGTGAGCTTGATTTTCGACGCCATGGAGGATCCCATGGCCTGAATTTTTCGGAGGTACGCATGGCTTCTCATGTCGAATTGAATCCCGATGATAATGTCCTCGGCCTGAGCCTTGGGATGAAGGCCATGAGATTGGCCTTGACTCAGAAGACGCACAAGGTCGGCACCGTGCGCATCCCTACAGGCGGTGACACGGACGTCATCATCGGCGATGGCGCGCAGGACGGCGCGAACCGCATCGACCGGGACGGCAACCAGTTGCCGTTGGTGGACACGAGCGGAATCGACAAGGCCGCCAAGGACGCGCAGCAGAAGGCGGATGCTGCGGCGTCGAAGGCCGACCAGGTGCGTGCCGACTTGCAGGTGGAAGTGGACAAGGTAAGCGCGAAAGCGGATGACCTGAGCAAGACCGGCGACCAGTTGGCCGGCCAGATCACCGACATCAAAGGCACCGTCAACGGCCAGCAGACGAAACTGACCGAGTTCGGCCAGAAGCTCGAAGGCGAGATCACGCGCGGAGACACGACCGTGAAGAGCGTGACCGAGCTGAAGCAGACAGTGAACGGTCTGTCGTCCACTGTGTCGCAGACCACGAAGACCGCTTCGGACGCTTTGAGCAAGGCCACGACCGTCGAACAGACCGCGAACGGGTTGAAGGCCACGATCAGCAAGGATTATCAGACCACCGTCCAGGCGGACGGGAAATACAGCACGAAGGCGGAGTTGTCGGCCACGAGCGATTCGCTGTCCTCGAAGATAACGGAGACGACGAAGACCGCGAACGGCGCGATGGACAAGGCGTCCTCGGTCGAGCAGACCGCCAGCGGCCTGTCCGTGAGGATAACCGAGGCGGCATCCGAAGCCGCATCGGCGGTGCAGACCGCCAACAGCCTCAAAAGCACCGTGGAATCCAACACGGCGAACATCACTCAGGTGGGGAAAACAGCGGACGGCCTCGTCACGCGCACCAGCAGCCTCGAACAGAATCTGAGCGGTTTCAAAAGCGAAGTGTCGCAAACCTACGCCACCAAAACGGATTTCGACAATCTTTCGATTGGCGGGACGAACCTGCTCGCGGACTCGAACCTGATAAAAACATGCATAGACCCGTCAACGGGAATGCCATCGGATGCGAACGCCTCCCAGTCCGACGACGATTGGACCGGGGACTCCTGCACCAAAACCCCAATATCCGTATCGCCGTCCACGCAATACACGCTGTCCGCCTACGACGATATGGCGGACGCCACCTTCACTGGGAGGATAAGCCAGCTCGACTCAGACGGGAATCTGATCGGCCTGCTCGTCGATTCGATAACTTTTCTTGGCCCGGATCACGTGACTTTCACGACTGCGGCGAACGCGGCCAGCATCCATGTCGGAATCTATTCAGCTCCGAAATGCAAGTGGAAGTTGGAGAAGGGCAGCAAGCCGACAGATTGGAGTCCTGCGCCGGAGGACATGCAGCGGGCGGGTGACTATTCCACGAAGTCATACGTCGACCAGCAGTCCAAGTCGATAGCGTTGGGTGTCGTGCAATCCTACGAGGGCGCGGACGGCAGCGGTCTCGCCACGAAATCCGACATCACCGTGGAGCATGAAAGGATCACCAGCGAGGTTTCCGGCAAGTATGCGACCAAGGATGGCGTGACGGAGGAAATCAGCTCCAAAGTCACGCAGAACAATGAGTCGCTTGATGTCAAGTTCGCCACGAAGGCCGAGAACCAGTCCACGCTGGACACGGCGAATACCGCACAGTCGAACGCTTCCGACGCCCAGTCGCGCGTCGGCACGCTGGAGGACTGCATCAGCCTCACTTCCGCAGGCGTCCGCGCCGGCCATCAGGCGAACGGCGTGTTCGACGGTGTGAGCGCCCTCGTGAACACCGACGGCAGTTTCGACCTGCTGGACAAGGACGGCAAGCTGCTTACGCGAATCGACCAGCACAGTTTTCAGGTGGTCGGTGATGATGGAGTCGGTTCAGGGCATTTGATCCTGTCACAATCTGGTCTTGACATCACAGTGCAGCCTACGGCGAACAATGCGGTCACCTACCATATCCAGCTTGGCAATGGCGGCATTAGCATCACCTCGCCCGATGGGGCACGTATCAATTGCTCGGCCAGATTCGGACTTGAAGTGGAGACTGTGAAATATGGAAAATTGGTTATAGGCGCTAACGGCCTGCTGTTCGCCAATGATCAGGGCTGGGGTCTTGCGCTCTCCGTCGCGGGCTGGAGCATGAGGTGGGCTGGCAATCACACGCTCGCCACGGGCCCGACCGCTGGCGCATTGTACATCGACGGGCGTCAGATCGTTACAAGATGATTTTTGGAATATGGAGGTAAGTATGGATGATGTCGTCAAAACCGGTGGAGTGTTGGATTTGCGTCCGGCGAGGGACAGTCTTGTCTATCAGCTTTTGCGGCTTGGATTGTCTTTCGACCATAAGGACGCGTCCGGTGAGACCTGGACTGATTACCGTCGCGGCGTGATCGTGACTTTCACGGGTCGTGATACGGCGGCCGATGTCGTTGTCGCCGACATGGACACCAAGGATTCCAGGACGGTTGCCGTGTCCGCCTTGGCGGATGTCACCGAGGTGAAGACCTGGCGCAGCGATGGCGCCGAGGGTTAGGCGTCCTCTTTCCTGATTGTCTGTTTTGTTGTTCCCGTCGTTTCAGGCGGGTTTTCTCTTTTTCTAGGAGGTTATGTTGACTCAGATTAATTTCAATTTCGGCGTGCTGGCCGCTTCCATCATCGGTCCGTTGCGTGAGCGGGTGAACGATAAGGACAATCGATGACGAGGATACGATTCCGTTTCCGCAGGCCGGACGGTCTGACTGACGGCGGCTCATCTCCACGTGGACTGGTGGTCTGCTCTCCGACGAGCCGCGTCGTCCAAAAGGACGAGAGCATCATGCTTCCGCTGCCTTTCGTGGCGCGTC